AACAGACGCTTATAGCAACTAAGGCTTACCCCGAATTCCAAATCACGTTCTATAACACGCAGAACGCCGTCCATACTTTGGCCGGCGGTCTCCGATCTCTAGAGTTAGAGTATCTCATGATGCAAATACCGTACGGTTCATTGACCTATGATATCGGCGGGAATTTCGCATCACATCTGTTCAAGGGCAGGGACTATGTTCATTGCTGCATGCCCAATCTGGATGTCCGCGACATAATGCGGCACGAAGGTCAGAAGGATAGTATCGAACTTTATCTGTCAAGACTAGATAGGAGGAAGAAGACCATTCCCGTTTTTCAGAAGTCTGCTTTTGAAAAATATGCGGAGTGCAAGGAAGAAGTAGTCTGTCACGATACTTTCCAAACGTGTAGGCATCGACAAGATGCATATACAGGAAGAGTGTATGCTATTGCTTTACATAGCATATACGACATTCCGGCCGATGAGTTCGGCGCGGCGCTGCTTAGAAAGAATATACATGTATGTTACGCCGCTTTCCACTTTTCAGAGGATCTTCTCTTAGAAGATTCGCACGCAAATCTGGATGAGATCAATGCGTGTTTTTCAAGGGACGGCGACAAACTGTCTTTTTCGTTTGCTTCTGAGAGCACTTTAAATTATGTCCATAGTTATAGTAATGTATTAAAGTATGTGTGCAAGACCTATTTTCCAGCTTCCAATAGGGAAGTGTATATGAAAGAATTTTTAGTTACTAGAGTAAATACTTGGTTTTGCAAATTTTCTAGAATAGATACTTTCTTGCTTTATAAGGGTGTGGCGCACAGGTCCACGGACTCAGAGCAGTTCTATGCTGCAATGGAGGATGCATGGCACTATAAGAAGACTCTTGCGATGTGTAATAGCGAGAGAATCTTACTGGAAGATTCTTCATCAGTTAATTATTGGTTTCCAAAAATGAAGGATATGGTCATTGTGCCGTTGTTCGACATTTCAATAGAGACTAATAAGAGAACACGCAAGGAAGTCTTAGTTTCAAAGGACTTTGTCTATACTGTTTTGAATCACATCAGGACATATCAAGCCAAGGCGCTTACGTACACCAATGTGCTGTCCTTCGTCGAATCAATTCGTTCGAGGGTCATAATCAACGGTGTTACAGCCCGATCTGAATGGGATGTGGACAAATCACTGCTGCAATCACTGTCGATGACTTTCTTCTTACACACAAAGCTTGCGGTCTTAAAAGATGATCTTATAATAAGCAAGTTTACGTTAGGAACGAAACCCTTGACGCAGTATGTATGGGACGAAGTGACCAATGCATTCGGTAATGCCTTTCCATCAATCAAAGAGAGATTAATAAACAGGCGTTTGATAACAGTCTCTGAGCATGCTTTGGAAATAACGGTGCCAGATCTATATGTGACTTTTCACGATAGGCTGGTAACCGAGTACAAGCAGTCTGTTGAAATGCCCGGTTTGGACATAAGGAAAAAGATGGAAGAAACTGAGGTGATGTACAACGCACTGTCCGAGATTTCTGTTCTGAAGAACTCCGACAAGTTTGACGTTGATGTTTTTTCCCAGATGTGTAGCACACTTAATGTTGACCCAATGATGGCCGCTAAAGTTATGGTAGCGGTGATGAGTAATGAGAGTGGGTTAACTCTTACTTTTGAAAGTCCGACTGAAGCTAACGTTGCTATGGCTTTGCAAGATTCAGCAAGTGCTTCGGAAGGTGCTATTGTGGTGACCTCAAGGGATGTGGAAGAACCATCTATGAAGGGTTCTATGGCAAGAGGTGAGTTGCAGCTGGCCGGATTCACAGGTGATATAACTGAGGCTTCCTTTACAAGGAACGAGGAGATTGAGTCTTTGGCGCAGTTCCATATGGCAACAGCAAGTTCGTTGATCAAAAAGCAGATGTGTTCGATAGTGTACACAGGGCCTCTTAAAGTTCAGCAAATGAAAAACTTTATAGACTCCCTGGTAGCATCTCTCTCTGCTGCTGTCTCGAATCTTGTGAAGATCCTAAAGGACGTGGCGGCCATCGACCTTGAAACCTGTCAAAAGTTTGGGGTCTTTGATGTGAACTTGAAGAAGTGGCTTATAAGACCATCCGCCAAGAACCATGCATGGGGTGTTGTAGAGACTCATGAGAGGAAATACCATGTTGCACTTCTAGAGTACAACGGTGGTGAGATCATCTGTGCTGAGAGTTGGAGAAGAGTAGCGGTGAGCGCTGAGAGTGTGGTTTACTCTGATATGGCAAAACTCAAAAC